GTCCTATCATTAATGTGATGCTACCTGTTACTATGTTTACTCCGCCTGCTTGATTGTCAAACTCTAGGTCTGTAATAACACAGTTAGTTGTGTCTGGATAGTACCTTGCTTGATATATCTCCCAGTAGTCACTATAAGCTGACGTGTAAATGTGTGTCTTCAAGTAATCTATTTGTTCTTGTACCGTCTTAATTGTTGCTGTATGTGTGCCGTTAGCCACGTCTACGTCGTCATCAAAGATTGCGAATGTGAAACTTATAGTCTCACTCTGACCTTGAAACCTGAACAAGAAGGTATTAGTAGGAGATGTTCCTATCAACGGTATCGGCATAGCAGGTTGAGCTCTCTTAACTTTGACAGGAGCTACACACCTGAAAAATATAGCCTTATTGCTTGTATGATTTGTGAGTGTTACTTCGTTTGGTGCCGCCATGTTTAAAACCTCGTCTTCTGTGTTGAACTCATACCCATATCTTTTTTCAAGAAGTCAATCATTTGTTGTGGGGTGACACCGTAAAAGTTGTTTACTGTTTGTCCTCCACCTAGACTGCCTGGGTTCTGTGTTGCTATGATGTAATCATTAGGGTTTGTTTTGATAACTGACCCGTCTGGTTTAATGATAGCGTCATCAACTGAATCACTATTTTTCCAAAACTTTAGTTTTCCAATGGCATCACTAATTCGACCACTTATATCTGCTGCTAGTCCTTTCATCTTATCCCATATTTGACCTGGCAATTCTTTGATTGCGTCCCATGCGTTTTGAACCTTATCCTTAATCCAAGCGAATCCTTGTTGAATCTTATCCCAAATGAGGCCTGGTAATCCTTTGATGCTCTCCCATAAGTTAACTAATTTTTCTTTGAATGTAGTCCATAGCTTAGTAACCCATTCAACTACTCGGTTAAAACCTTCTTTCAACCTTTCCCACACACCAGCTAATTTATCTTTAACCCAAGTGAAACCTATTTTTAAGTAGTCCCAAATAATCAACGCTAGTCCTTTGACGAACTCCCATATCTTACCTGGTAGCTCTTTAAGGAAAGCCCATATCCTTCCTGGTAATTCTCTTAAGAAAGCAACTGCTATCCCTAACCATTCAACAAGTGTGTCCTTAACTAATTGTAACTTCTCAGTAATCCAAGCCCAGCCAACCTTCAACCATTCCCAGCCGACCTTTAATGTTTCCCAGACAGTCTTGAGTCCTTCCCAAATCAACACACCTACACCCTTAAGTAACTTCCATATAGTTATGATACCATAGATTATGAAGTTGGCCATGATAGCTAGTATGTCTTGTATTGGTTTAAGCGACATAAGTATAGCGAGAGGTCCAAGCTTCTTGATGATAGTACCTAGAAGTCCGTTGCCTTTCTTAGCGCCAGCGCTTCCGCCACCGCCTGAGCTTCCGCCACCGCCTGAGACGTTTACTTTGAACTTCTCATTCAACATCTTCTTGATGTCACGTCTGAGTTGTGATAAGTCGCCTAATACTTTGAATTTGAGTTCTGCCATTTTACTTTGCCTCTTTTACGCTACCTCTCCCTTTGAGGAGGGCTACGTAATTGAATCTGTCCTCTTCATCCATGCTTCGGATTTGTTGAGGCGTCCAACTGTAATGTTCGCTCAGGGTCTCCATCTCTAGTATGTCAAAGATTTTCTCTTTGAAACTATGCCATGGTTTCCCTGGCTTGGTGAGCAATACGATTAACGCTTCGTTTCCCTTTGCCTGGAGTTGCCCGCAGGTGAAGAGGACTTCAAAAAATTTATCGAATTGTCTACTTTTCCCTGCACGTAACTTGTTAGCTTTGTTTTTTCGTCGATGTCTAAGTCGTCAAGTTCCTCTATTGTCATGCCTGAGATGTTTCCTGCTAGTTCTTCGATGAAGTCGCTGTAGTCCCTTACTCCTTGTACTTGAGCTTTCTCATCTTCTATTTCTGCTAGTCCTAACATTAAGTCTCTTGCTTTCTTGACTTCTCGTCCTTTCAGTCCTTGTAGTTCAATTACTACAAGTTCTTCTTCCTTTTGTATTTCTATCTTCATGTTGTTCCCCTCGTCCCTCTACTTACCACGCAGCGCTTGAGATGTCATCAGTGCTGGTTGCTGCTGAGAAGACTCCTACTCCTGATATGTCCAAGAATACTAAGTCTCCTACACTAACTGTTTCCTCCATTGATGATAAGCTGCAATCTGCTAATGTTATGGTGAGCTTTCTTTGACCACTGCCTAATGATGTTCCGTTGTCAGCTGTGAACACTACGGTGAATCTCGTGTTATCAGCGAATAAGTCGTGTTGAGTCTTAGCATCAAACCCTAGCTTGGCTGAGAACTCACATGCTAGTTCTGTCACATTGCTTGATTGATACAATTCACTTCCTAAGCCTCCTGCTCGTTCAACTTTCTTAGTGAACTTTAAGGTTGCTTCTTGAACTTCGCTTGGTGTCTCGCTGTTGATTGTGAATGAACACAGTGGGTGCGGGAACACAACAAGTGCGTCGATAGCTGCTGCTGATGTGGTTGTTCCTGTCGTGAATGTTTTACCAACCATCTCTACCTTTAACTGTAATGTTTGGTCTAGTGCCATCGTTAGTTCTGCTGATGTAACTGTTGAACCTGTGTGTGTTGATACTGTATCAACGGTTGAGTTGTCACCGTACTCTGCTGTGAAGCTTGGTGCTGCTGCTGCGACGGTGTAGGTGTGAACCCAATCGCCTGTGGTCTCATCATGTGAGACTCCGCCGAACACATACTCTAAAAGTCGTCCGTGCTGGAACTCAACAGACACTGAATGAGTATCATCCCTCATGCCGGTGTTTATTGCTTTTGCTTCGATGCTAGAGAGACCTCTACTCTGGATAACCTCTCGGCTACCTCCGTGAGTTGCGTCGATAACTATTCCTACATCTTTGTCTGCGGTCACTCCTGTGCCCCAGGCTGTTTCTGTTCCTATTAACATGTACTTTTCTGCTGAGCCGTATGCCATTTTCTTTTTACCTCGTTAGTTTATTTCATATCTCAAAGGTGCTTCGAAGTCGACGTTCTGTTGGAACACCTTATCCTTGCCTCTTTCCCCTACGATTAATGGTCCTGTACTACCAGGCTTCACCCATCGTCCGACGTAGTAGAAGCCAGTGACTGCGTCAATGAATTTGCTTCTTACACTCGTCATTAAATTAAGGAGTTCGGTTTTGGATGTGCTATACATCACTACGGTGAATAGCACGTTGCTTCGATTGACGTTCCCTAGGCCTGCTGATTGTGTTTGCACGCCTACTAAGTCTACGCCTATCCTTGGGAAGTCTGATACTGAAAGTGATGTCTGCGGGAAGTCAGGGTATATCTTGTCTGTTCCGTAATCGTATGTTACGACGTATATTCCTGTCTGTGCCGTTGTGAATGTAATATTTGTTTGCCTGGTTGTTGATAAGTAGTAGTAATCTGTTTGGTAGTCTTCACCATACGTTAGTGTTACTCCAGCTACTACTATGCTTCTGATGTTCCTTACATCTGATTTGGCTATTAGTAATGAACTAGTTGCCGTAAATGTTCCACCTGCGGTTGTGGTTGTCACTCCTCTGTTAGTGGTTGTGAATATGTCAGCGTTCCTTAAGAAGACTGTTATTTCTTCTTTTAATTTGAAGTAGTCGATGTAAGTCATTTGAATTGCCTCTCAATGTTATCCTCGATGATGCCCGGGAGTTTGTTGTGTAATGTGTTCCTAATGAATGGTTGAGGAGTGGTTCCAGGATGGTGTACTACTTTTGCGAATACGTCACCTCTACCAGTACTACCAGGAGTTCCGCTCTTCCAATGTAAGGCTTTCTTATTCTTCGGCTTAATGATGTGAGGTGCCGTACCGAATTCGACATACAATCCATAGTCAGCCATCTCAACAGTGATAGTATCACCTTCCACATTGTAGACAATACTGTTCTTCAACCGACCAGTATCAACAGGCACGACATCTACGAGAGCATTCATCAAATCATTACCGATGCCCTCTAGAGCCTTAGCCCAACCAACTTCAAATGTCTCGCTAGTCAAATCTTAAACCCCCATGCAACGTTATAGAAATGTGTATCGCCCAATAGTCTTGGCTCAGCTTCGTGAATACGATATGTGTATGAACCATAAGTTATCTTATCGTTCTTATTAATAGTCACGTCTGGCAACACCATTATAACCACGTCGGCTTCTCTGAAAAGGCCTACTTTGTCTTGCGACCAAGCATCCTCCTTACGATAGAGAGCACCGCTTATAGAAGAGTCGGTTCCGTCTGTTAAGACTTCCTCGCCTGTGATTGGGTTAGTAGTTTTCGTTGCTGGGGTCCTTGTGAGCGTCTTAGCAAAATTGTTTATCATGTTTGCGTATGTGTCCGCTCGAAAGTTTATACTCATTGTTTGACCTCCTGGTCACTATTAATAAACTGATACGTATTTAACTATCGTTTTTTTTAAGGCGTCACGTTCTTTGCTGAGCATGTCCCATGCGCCCCTGATGTTAATGTATGCTTGTCCTACAGTTAAACTTCCTTCTGGAAGACTGTAAGTGCTTGGAATATTATGTGTTCCGCCTGCTTGTGCCATCAACGCTTTTAGTGCTGCATACACCATTGTTAGTCGTTGAGCCATGTAAGGTAGTTTCACGCCGTAGTAATAAGTGAAGCTGTTTAAAAGGCTAGAAGCCGATGTCCATGTAGTCACTTCAGAACTGCTGGAGAGCTTCAATTTACCAGATTCTTTGTACTGGTAAACTGACGAGGGGGTGAGGGTGGTGGAGTTACTGGACACCGACTCTAGCAAAAGGAGTGGATACTTGTTGAGCATTAGTTCAATTGTGTCGTCTCCGTCTCTTAACTCTTCGGAGATGAACGGGTCTTGTGCTGTGTAGTAAATTTCGTATGTTGAAGTGCTGTCAGGGTTAGTCGTCCAAACAGCGCTGACCATCAATGCGGTTGTGGTGTTGCTACTTATCTTTCTTATTTGACCACTTCCTAACCCGCCGGTAATCCATACGTAATGTTTCTTGTATGCGTTACCTGTCCAACTAGCCGCGCTATCAGTTAATGTACTTGCTGCACCTGATGTTGCTGTGCCTGAGTCTTCTTCTTTCCAATAGGTCATATTGGTGAGTCTATCAACCTCTGCTTCTGCTCCTTTGATGAAATAGCCTAGGTTCTTCTCTGCTATCTCACTGAGCGTTATGCCTGTTGTCGCGTATGCTTCATCGGTTGTACAATACATTTTCAGGTTCCCTCTACAAAAATGACTACTTGTGCTGACTTACTAGCTCCCATGTTTGCTCCGACAATGTTTACTTTGCCTACTACACAATATGGGCTATCTGTCTTTGTTCCTGTCGTGGTAATCCAAGGGAAGAATACTGAGTTGCCAGTCGCTAAGACTGCTGTGTCAGTATAGATTGCTGTTCCGAATGCGTCAGTCACTGCTATATCATAGCTAGCACTTGGCGCAGCAGTTGATGATGGAACATTGACTAGCTGTATTACTCTACCACTAACACTAACGCTACCGGTTGCGTTGCCACTACTATCACTAGTAAGGCTTACTACGTGTGATTGAATAGTCATTTTATTTCTTCCCTCTTCGTAATGGTTTGAGAGCGACTTTGACATCTTCGATATCAACTTTGCCATCTTTGTTTAAGTCGAAACGACTTGTTTTCTTTTCTTCAACTTTCTTTGGTACAGTCTTCTCGACCATCTCAACATACAGTTGACCTTTCTCATTCTTCTTGATAACCCCTTCTGGGTCTTTGTGTCCTGGCATGATTGTAACCTCCGTTGGTGTTGTGTTGTATTATGAAAGATAAAAAAATAAAAAAATAAGTTGGTTGCTTATGCGAATGCTCCAGGTGTTGCTCGACCTTGAATCTCGATAACCCTACATTTGTTAGCGTTAGCACTCTGAACCGTCACGGTGACGGTTCCAGTCGTTACAGAACAAGTAGCAATATCCGTTACTATGATGCTACCACTCGTAGTGTGTACCCAGCTCTTAATCGTTAATAGACCAGTTGGCGACATGCCATAGTCTGCTAAGTCAAAAGTGAAGGTGTTGTTTTCGTCAGCGGTGTTAGGAGTCATAAAATAAACTCTCTTAATACCGGCGTTTGGCATTACTTCCCAATTTTCTAATACGCTAATTGCTGTCATTATACAAACACCCCTAGGTCGGCTCGACCGGTTATTTGAATTACCCTAAAGTCGTTGTCTGTTCCTGCCGCTAATGTCACGGTTAGTACGCCTGCTGATACTGCGCAGGTGTTGAGCTCTGTCGTAACGACGCTTCCACTAGTCGTGTGTACCCAGCTTTCAACTGTTAGTAATCCTGTTGCTGAGATGCCATAATCCGTAAGAGTGATTTCTAACGTGTTACCTGCATCTGATGTGTTCGCGGTGGTTAAAAGAACTGTCTTTAAACCATTGTTCGGGGATTGCTCCCATGCTTTCAATAGTGTAGTTGCTGCCATTATACAAACACCCCTGCGTCGGCTCGTCCAATTACTTGGATTACCCTTGCGTCGTCGTTTGTTCCTGCTGCTACTGTTACCGTCAAGACACCAGATGATACTGCTGTGGTGTTTGCTTCTGTGGTTATAATGCTACCGTCTGCGGTTTGAACCCAGCTATCTACAGCTAACAAGCCAGTTGGATGTATGCCATAAGTTGCTAGTGTTATCGCAATAGAATTGGTTGCGTCGGTAGTATTAGGTAACAAGAACAGCATGGTCTTCAACCCAGCGTTAGGAAGTCCTTCCCAACTCTTTAATATACTTGTTGCTGTCATCTTTTTTTACCTCATTCCTTGTACACGATAAGCCCTGAAGCAAGTAAGTATGCTGCTCCTGTCATCGTGATTACGTTCGTTGCGAGAGTGCAAGCATCGACTGTTCCTGCACTATCATCTATAATTACTGCGCTTACTACCGCCGAAGCGTTAGTCACAGTAAAAGTGTCATTCTGAGCGGCCTTATTTGCTGAATCTATAAACCCAAGTTTATACCCAGCATTAGTCATTCCGCCTAGAGGTGCTAATTCAATAGCGACTACATTTACATTTGTCATGTTCATTACCTCTGATTATCTATATACTAGGAAGCCTGAGTGTGTTCCAGCATTTGCGTCTGTCATAACTATAACGTTAGTTGTGATAGTGCAAGCGTCTATTACTCCTGTTGCGTCGTCTGCTAAGACAGCCAGACCGACTTCTCTAGCGTTCATTACAGTCCATGTGTCGTCTGCTGCAACTTTCGCTTTCGAATCAACCCTTCCAAGTTTCCATCCCTCATTCGGGACACTCCCTGTTGGGCTTACTTCGATAGCAGTTACGTTTGTGTTTGCTAATACCATGATTGTCCTCCTTGTATAATCTTATAATAAAAAAGAAAAAAAGATTATTCGTTGCTTATGCGCTGATACCGGTGATTGAAGAGCAGAACGCGGTGTTCTTGATGATGAGTGCTTCGTACACTTTAAGTGCGAATTTCTCACTATCGTTGGTTCTGGCAAGCTCAAAGTATGTTAAGTCTTGCAAGACTCTCATTTCCACGACGCTCATGTCTAGGAAGTAGATTGCCTTCTCAGCTGTGGTGTTGCTCAAGTACATGCTAGGTACGATAGGAATACTACCAACCATGCTGTGGAATACGATTGTGGTGAATCCCCAGAATACTTGTGCTTCGGCTTTCATGTAACCGATTTTCTGCGTTAACAACTTGAGTATGTCGGTGTAGACACTTGAAGCGCAGATTCCTAAGTTAGGTCTTCCGCCATCATCGAATGCGTACTGGACTGCTGTGTGCATGTCGTCAAGTGAAAGAGCAGTGGTTCCTTTTGCTACAGCGTTCGTAGTACTCATTAACTTCACGATACCTGAGTATTGCGTTGCGTCAGTACTAGCGTCACCATTGACAATTAGGCTTTCTTGCTTCTCTCTGATTTCTCTAGTCTTAACTAAGACTTCTTGCTGCTTTGCGTTTGGTGCTCCTGCGTCCGCGAAAGGACCGGTTGCGCCTGCGCCAGGCTGCATTCCAGCTAATACGTAGCTAGGTTGTGCTGCGATTGATGGACCAGTTACTCGGCCGACAGCATAAATGTACTTAATTGCTGTGCTCTTTCTATCGTACGTAGTCACAGTCTCTGAGAGAGCCGCGTCTTCGTTTGCAGTGATTGCTCCACCTTTTGCGGTGATTTCGTTGTAGTCAGCGTAAGTTCCTTGGTTGGTAACCCTAGGGATTAACTCAACAATAGGAGTGTACTTTCGTGTAGTATCAATGATACGTGGGTCAACATAAACTGGGACCATTGCGTATCCTGCTGTACCTGGGCCACCTGCGGTGACACCGTGTGCTTTGAGACCAACATCGAATGCTTTACCGACGTTCTCACGTAAATCAAGTGCTTTTACTCCAAAAACATTCTGATATACGGTTTTGTCTGGAAGGCTACCAAATGATTGCTGGTATGCGCTTGCAGGATTCATATTTACGGGTTGTGTGGACATTTTCTTTTACCTCATGTCTGTCTTTTTTCTACACATAATCGAGAGGCGATTTTGCCTTCACTTTTACTGTAGTTACTTTGTCTAGGCCAGTGTTTACAATTCCTTTCATCATAGGCTTATTCATTTTTGCCTTTAGCTCAGCAACTACTTTCTTCTGCTCAGCTAATTCATCTTGTAAACTCTTAATCTGGTCAAGAGGGTTATTCTTTGGTGCTTCAGGTTCCGTTACAGGTTCTTCCTTTGGCTCCTCAGCTGGTTCTTCCTTTGGCTCTTCCTTAGGTTCTTCCTTTGGTTCTTCCTTCGGTTCCTCAACTACTACTACTTCTTCTTTGGGCTCATCAGCCACTTCTTCCTTTGGTTGTTCGTCTTCTGGCATATTACCATCCTCCTTGTCCTTCAACAGTATAGTGTTCATACTTTTGTAGAAACTCTCTGTCATCCTGGCACCCTTGTTAACTGGGTTGCCTGTGATTGCGACATTTAATAGTTCGAGATTCTTCAGTAATGTAACCTGGGCTCCATTTATGAATTCTTTAGCTGAGTCCTTAACTTTGTAAGCTATGCTAAATGCATCAAGAAACCCGTCTCGGATACTTTTCCAGATGGTCTCGAACTTATCGTGGGATTTGTTGATAACTGCCTCAACCCATAAGCCTTTCTTATCCATGCCAGCGCTAACTATCTTCCCTACTGGGATGTCGTTTTCGCCGACAAAGGTTCCGTGCTCGATATCTAATTTGACGTTACCGGCTTTGATTTGACCAACCATGTCTGTCATGGCGTCTCTAGTGACTATTTCGTTGGCTCGGTCTAACTCGTCGGTAGATATGTATCCTTTGACGTGGTATTCTTTGCCTGCTTTTATGCCTAGTTCTGCGTATTCGAAACTGTTTGTTACGAATGAAAAGGAGCTTTTTGATTCCATTTTTGTCTTCCTCGTATTGTTTTTTAATTTTAATCTTTTTAAAAATATTTATTTATATCGCTGTGTATAATATCCAAGCACACACAGTACATGGTGATGATGATGTTGTGACTGATGTGGTCCTGAATGTTAGTCTATCATTATTAGATAGCGCTACTGGTG